GCTCATAAGTACAGACTTCACGATACCAACACTGGTTATTTCTCATTTTTCACACTCCTCAACATTCCTGGAACAAATCCACTCGGCTGTTCAAAGACAAATCTATTTTCAACACCATTATTATACCAATGTCTTCCTTTATTGCGTTTACCTGCCTCTGAAATTTTTAACTTAGCTTCTGAGGTATGGTGCCTACCTATTGATTTATTACCAATTTTTTGCTTTGTTTCTTCTGAGTGTCTATGTCCAATCAATCCCTGTGAAATTCTTTGCCTGTGTTGTAACGTAATTGTCTTTCCTTTTCTTGGAGACGGTTTACCAGTCATCCTAATACTAATCAATTTGCCCAACTTCTTTCTATCAATCGGTTGCATAGAACCACCTCTAACACCATTACCACCAACTGATATGTTATATCCATACTTTGGATTTGTTGTTTTATAGAAATCAATTAGCTCAATTTCTAATTTCAATGCCTCTTGTTCAGTTAGATTATCAGCAACTATCTCATGTTTAAAATTTTGCCAACCATATTTCTGAATCGCTCTCCAAAATAACTGCTGAGACTTATAACCATCGCCATTTGAACCAGTGCGTCTATATAACTTTTCTTGCGAAGTTATTCCAATATATCGTTTTCCGTTAGGTGCTATATGAATATATACTTTCCAGCAATCTTCTTTCCTTAATACCATACTTGCTCTCCTGCTTCAATCATTTCCTGTTCAATTTTTTCAAGCTCTCGTTTCTCTTCCTCTGTATATGTTTCGCTCTTAACACCTTGTTCCCATGGTTTATTCTTTACAGTGCCAGATGAAAAATTCTTAGGTTCGTAAAATGAAAGATAACCTCTTTCTAAACTATATTGTACAACCTGTTCATACTTACTAACATCATCAACACATAGATTCGCCAACTTATTAAGCATACCTTTCCACACATTAGCGTACAAAGGTTTATCTTTTACAGATATTCTAAAATTAAGATAATCTATAAGCTGTTCTCGTATATTACCCCAACAACTAAAATCATAGCTATCTATAAGTTGGACGCATTTAGTATATAGATTTGCTTTTTTAGGAGTAGATTGTTTACCAAATGAAAATTCCTGAGAATGTAATTCTTCTTTAGAAGAATTTTTTATATTACTATTTGTTTTACTTTCTATATTATTAGATTGTACTTTTTGCGATTCAGAGTAGCATTTTTTACTATCCTGCATAGCATTTTTTACTACTCTCAATTTACGATGCCTACCATCAAAAGCAATCTCTTCAATCATACCAAGTTCTTTTAGTTTTTTAATGGCTTTTGATACTTTTGATTCACTGCAATTACAAAATGTGGCAAAGTATTCATTACTCGCATAGCAGTGGTCTGGTCCATCTAAACTATCAATCTCAACAAATATTACCTTCTCTAACATAGTAAGCTCTTCATTGAGCCAAATTTCTTTCGGAATCCACACTCCCTTAAAATCTCTATCTGTCATTTACCATATCTCCCAATTTCCGAAATCTCTTAAATTTATAAACGCTGTACACTTTTCTATAGTCTGTACATATTCAAATAATGCAGACATAAATTCAGTGTGACCGCATAATTTTCCAGAATGTATTTTAATATCAGATAGTGTAAAATTTTGTTTGGCTAATTCATATCTAAAATGTGCTTTATGTAGTTTACGGTGTAAATAGTCTGGTAATGCTACTAAATTGCTCATATCATTATTATCGTGATTATAGTCAATATGATGAACTTCCCAACTTCTGTCCAACTTCATTTTATAATGTTCTTCATAATCTTCTCTATAGCCCATATTTACTCCCTTATAGACAAAAAGAGCTATTACTCCCAGTGCAGTGGGAAATAATAGCTCTTTTTGTAGCCGCACTATTTAATTGCAATGCACACGCCTGCACTCGTGCGACTAATTGTGACACATCATGGAGGTCAAACATGAATTACTTATCACTATTTAATAGTATCACATATTATAACAGAAATCAAGTGATTTTTAAAAATTATTTTTGATACATTCTTAAGGTCTCTTCAACCTGATTGTCTACTTCTGCATTACAAGTTTCCCAGAGATTTGCACGTTCTTCTTCTAAATTATCTCCATCTTCAATCTGCCGTTCTTCACAGTATTCAAAGGTATAAAATGTGTCTCTAATTTTTGTGCTGATTCTACTGGTTGCTCTGATTGTTGTTGTCTTTGCCATCTTTCTTTTCTCCTTTACTATCTAAATATGCTAACAGTGACCCTAAAATAATGATTATTCCTTCAACAAAAATTGTCCCTAAAACACCAGCTAAAACAGGATTTATATACATTATTCTTTCTTCTCCTTAATTTTAGTTACTTTAAGTGTAGGAATTTCTTTTACTTCTGTAGCCTCTGCCATTTGAGCAAGTATATCTTCTGGTATACGATTATGATAAATGGCATTTTCAAGTGCATCAAAATCTATATATTCCTTGGTTTTAATAATTCCTTCACATTCTCCGTTGCGTTTGAGAATTTCAATGAGCATTTCCTCATTAACAGTCTCACGCCGTTGAATGGTGTAGTTTGCTCTATACCCACCTGCTTCATAATGTTGTACAACATAGTTTTGCATTATGGATTTTATTTGAGCATTTTCTGCGGCACAAATTTTTTCATAACTATCTTTTTCACGTTTGTTCGCCGCATATTGGGGTATCAGAGTGTCCAGCGTTTTCAGTTCCGACTTCATTAATTTTCCCCTTTCTGTAATACTTTTGAGTTACATCTCCCATCACACCGTTTCGACCTTGTGGAATAGAGTGATGATATTGAATAAATTTCCAAATATCTTCTCTCTTCCAGTATCTTGTTTGTCTGGGTCCTGCTTGTATGTAATCAGGAAGCATCTTCGCATATTCATTGTCAGGGTGCATACGCTTGAAAGCATACCACGAATTGATTGTTTTGAACGACACCCCGACAAGAATAGCTACTTCCTCTAATCTTAACAGACCTTGGTTATTAGCCATCTCTACATCACCTCCATACTTACCACCTCGATTCTGTTATATGTACATTATAGCACATAAATAAAACATGTGTCAACATATTAACTTAACAGGAAGTCTAACATTGCGCCTTTATCAATCTGGATTTTACCATCTACAAGGGCATCGGCCATTTGACCTTTACGTTCTACAAGTTCATGGATTCTCTCATCAATAGTATCTTTACAGAGAATGGTGTAAATAGTGATGTTTTCAGTAGTACCCACCCTGTGACAGCGGTCCTCTGCCTGTTCTTTGTTCGCACGATTCCACGGTTCGTCCATGAAGATTTCAACTGTACCTGCTGTGAGAGTGAGACCAGTACCCATGGCACCAATAGTACCAACGATGAACTTACAATCATCATCTTCCTGAAATCTTTTAACATGAGCTTGTCTCTGGTCACTATCTACTTCACCAGTAATATATGTACCACGATATTTCACAGCTAAACGATTATAGATAGGGAGAGTCATCTGTGTCCAGTTAGAGAAGATAACAACTTTCTTTCCGTTATCTACAGCTTCTTCAACAAGTTCTTCCATTCTATCCATCTTCGCACTCTCTTTGATAGTAGAAGAAAGAATACCAGTATAACCAGTTGCTTGTCTCATGCGAATAAGCTCTGCAAGAGGATTGTTCTGCATCTTAATCTGGTCGATATTCATTTTAATATCCGCAGTAACTTCTTTGTAAATCTGTGCCTGCTTTGGAGTCATTTCAACATACTCATTGATATGAGTTTTTTCGGGAAGGTCAAGAACATCTTTTTTCAGTCTGCGGAGCATAATCTTGTCAAGCTGTTTCTGTAACTCATCGAGATAACGATAACCCACAACTTCATAGCCACCAAAACCACCATAGAGAGCATAGTGATTTTTAAATGCAGAGAAAGAATGACCTTCGTAGCCAAGCCATTTGAGTACAATATATAAATCAAACGGTGTGTTCATAAGAGGAGTACCAGTCATAGCGATTCTGCACTCAGGCTGAATTTTCAGAATACCTTTACCCTGCTGACTTGCAGGATTCTTGCATTTATGAATTTCATCTATAGCTACGACTCCAATTGTGCCATTTTTGCATAGTTTCTGAATCTCTTTAACACAATCTTCATTCCGCATTGTCTCTACATTTGTAATAAGAAAATACGGAGAAATGCTATCAACATGTTTCAGGTCATAGAGTTTGTCATTTGTACTGCCGATAGAAATCTTTCTACCTTTAAATCTCTGACCGAGAATCCATGCGTCTTCATCGGAATGAGTATGCACCTCATTAACCCAGTTCCATTTCAGACCGTTGACACCGCAGATAATGAGACAGTGCTTATAACCTTTCTGTAACTTCTTAGCTACTGCAATGTCAATAACTTGTTTAGTCTTACCAAGACCCTGTTCATCACCAAGAAGCCAGCGATTATTAGCAAGACCATATTCAAAACCTTCAATCTGATGCTTAAACGGCTTTGTCTTGAAATTGAAATCAACTGGAATCTTTGCAACAGGTTTTTCTTCTGTCAGATTGATATACGGTCCAGTAATATCGAAATCAAACATTGGAAGATTATCAACTACTGTTTTCAGAGCAGGAAGCGGAGCTTCCCACTCTTTCTTATCAGCATTGTAAAATCTCTGCGGAAGAGCTTTGACTGTATCTACGATTCTCTGGTCATAATCAAAAGTAATATATACAGAGAAAGCAGATTCCACATCATAGCATTTTTTTGCTTTGGCTATTTTTATATTAATCATACTTTCACCTCTCAATCAGAATCAATCTATCATTACCGCAAACACAGCGGCAACTTCTTGCATTTCTTCTCATAGCACGAACAACATTGCCAGCTCTCTGATATTTACTCTCTCTACCACATTCGGGGCATCGAACAATATAATTATATGTCTGAACTCTTTCAGCAACACCCTTTTCTTCTGCGGAAGTACAACGAGTGATGTTAAACTGCGGATATTCACGATTTACAAGATTCGCAAGTCTCTTCCACTCACCTGTGTGACACATGCGATTCTTACCAGCATGAAGAAATTCATGAATAATTGTATTCATTGTTGCCTCATACTCCATTTCATCAGACATAATTCTACCAGAAAACTCAATACTGTATGTACCAGTTCTCTTGTTATGTCTGCATCTTCCCCAACAAGCTGTAAGCCTATTGTTTACACGCACAGACTCAATCGGACCGTAGTCAATACCTAAATCATCAAGAATATCTTTACAATCTGCTACCAACACATTCAAATTTTTCATAGCGTTCCTTTCTGTCATTACTGACTGCTGTTTTTCTTATCTATAAACATTGTATCACATGTTTGTAGTAAATGCAAGCATTTTTTACAAAAAAAAGAAGAGACATTTTACAATGCCTCTTCGGTTTCTTTTAACATGCGTTTAATCATGTTCCGCTCTATTTGTGTGTCTGTGTTTTGATATAGTATAAGAAGAAACTCTTTCACTTCTTTACAAACAAGTCGCATAGAAGCAACTACTAATTCTTCTGTAGCTCTTCCTAATTGATATTGTCGTTTCACTGCACAATACTTTTTATATTGTGGGAGTATATCATTTAATTCTCGCTCTAAGCTGTCTGGAACGCTCTGTGTGACGTTTTGCAAGTAATCTCGTACATTTATTAGTGCTGATAAATTGCGCACGTTAGAGAGCGTCAGAGAGCTTTCCTGTAACTCTTTTATAGCTTCATTTACTTCTGCAAGATTCATTCAAGTTCAGGTTCAGAGAAATTACACAACTCTCTGAACCTATTTAATTCTGGAACTGTAAAATCATACAGTTGCGGCATTTTCTTTACGTGTGTATAACTCTTGTTCTGGAAAGTCAGCTTTACTAAGAATTGTTTTCATTTAAGACCTCCTTTTATTGGAAGTTTTTCTACTTCTTTCATTATTTTTGTTCCGGAGCCATTACCTCCGAGTTTTACATAAGGTTCATACAGCTCGCACAAAGTGTCGTATTCGTCCTGAGTAATCCAGCCACGGTCGATGTACTGCATTCCAAAGAACACGATTTCGATGTGGCCAATTCCAACCAGAATCTCTCTTTCGGCATCTTTTTTGTCAAACCTGGCATTCAGAAACGCCCACAGGCCAGAGGACGCCAGAACCGATGCAAATATAGTTAGCATTATTTGTGACCAGAATTCCATTCATTTAATCCCTTTTTATTATACAGAACTGTACCAATACGCTCTCAAATCAGTATGTCAGCATGTTACAGTCCTTTCATCCATGCAGTGGCACATTGGTATAATTCTCCTTCTTTCAATTTTGAGTTTAAAGTAAATCGGCTAAAAAGACAAGAGTAAATATATGTTACAATTTCTTTACGAATTTGTCACTTCTCGCCACCCTGCAGGATAATCAGCTGGTGACCAAACATTGCCGTCAAT